GCTCACATGCAACATCCATGAATGCAACGTCGGCGCTTAACATTGGTGCTCACACACACTACAGGTCATCGAACACCCCGAGACCCAACGTACCAGTGAGGTCTGGCAGATCATCGAACATGAACAGCGGTGACGCAACAATTTGACCCAGCGTGTCATCCGAACTCTCAGACGTTGACTGCGCTTCTTGAACACGCGCCCTTTCGACCGCGATTGGCTTGTCATCTGGAAATCTCAGAACCGTGAATCGACGCATCAACGGGATGTTATCGCGTGAGTCGGGAAAGCAGTCTTGAATTTCGTAGTTCGAGAGTACGATGAGTTTACGAGGCCGTATTTTTTGCAACGCTCCACCCTTGATTTGACCCGTGAATGGGTACCTGTCGGCCCAGATTTTTAGTAACGATCCGGTGCATTCGTTTTTGGGTGACCATTCTTCGATCGCAACCACTTCAGCATTGTTGTAGCCATCCCACCACTTGTTGAGCTCTTTTTGGAAGTGTTCCGGGTAGAGCTCCCAGAGCGTTCTCGACTTCCCGGTTCCTGTTGGCCCGACCCACCATTCGTGCTGCAAGTCCCCGTCGAGTAGAGCCGTTTCTGTGCTTCGTAGGCTTTGAAGTCGGTGAGAAGATTGTATCCAAATCTTGGGATAGTTGTCCTCGATCCATTGAGTGTCTCCGCATTTTGCCTTGTCAAGTATGGTCTTCCATAGAATCTTTGTGGCTTCTCCGCTGGTTTCGGGAAGAACTCCATGTTCGTAGTAGTCTCCGTCCTTTTTGCAGTATTCAGCTGCTTGTTCTGGTGTGCCCTGTCGCTTTTCGATGTGTGCTTTTGGGAGTTCGCGTTTGACGGAGGAGAAAGACTTCGGAAACTGGTAGTGGATGTAGCCTTGAAGATGGGGTGTTCCATTCTCGCCTCGTTCTCGTCCGACGACCAAGTACACGTGCTGGAGCTGCTTGAGAGAGGCGAAGTCATCTTCAGTCCAGTTGTTGATAGTGAAGCACCACCCACGGCTACGAACGCGCTTGGTTGCCATCGGGCAAATTGAGAAGTGAGGAGTAGATGCGCTTGTCGGCGTAAAAAACCTTAGAAATGAGGTGAGAACAGTGTTCTAATACAAAAAACCTCAATGAGGTGAGAACATGGCTCTTATAGAGGGATATCACTTCTCGGAGGGAAAGCCGTAGTGAAGCAGTGTGATATAATCTATTTTTTATGATGTCGGAGCGGCCACCGCAGCGGAGCGCAGCGGAGCGGAGGTTGGTCGGGAGCGAAGCGACCCGCGACGACACATCTATCACTTCTCGGAGGTGGCACAGGGGTCCTTGCTAGTATTACCAAGGACCCTTGTGCCTGTGACTAAAAAAAGTTTAGTCAGGCTTGTGGCCGTGCCAACGTGTCACATTGCCACTCTGTGCAAATGAACCAATGCTTGCATTAGCGTCATTTGCCAATTTGCTTAGTGGAGTAAAGATGGCGTACTATCGACGATATGGTGGTGGATACACTCGTCCTTATCGTCGTCGCGCTCGTCGTGGTTACTCCGCTTATCGTCCTCGTCGGTCTGCGCCTGCTCGACGTCGTCGAGCACCTGTGCGGCGTCGTCGCACTCAGACTCGACAAAAGTGCAACTGCAAACACGAATTAACCCCGGGTGATCGGTTTTTGCTTGCACAGATTGATCCATTCGACACTCGTTCGTATGGAGCCAAAATTCCCGATTCGGCTACGGTACCAAGCGTAGCCCTCGGGAATATTCAGCTGTACAACCCCACGTTGACGACTGGTACCAATGCTCGTGCTTGGGCGTTCTTGCCCACTTACACGAGTGGTATTATTCCGTCTACGGAAACAGGCGCCACGTCGTGGGGTTGGACTGCCTCATTTGGTGGTTCGGTGAATTGGGACAAACGTACCGATTTCTCGAACACCTTTGAGCTGTGTAGACCGACAGGTCACGCAGTGCGTATTTCTTCGGCCGTGGCACCCACGAGCGCCGTCGGGTTTGTTCATATCGCCGTGGCGACTGAAGCTTTCAATGGTGCCTCGACGTGGCCTTTCGCGACCGATTTCGGTAAAATGGCGGACTATCCCTTTTACCGTCGCGTCACTTTGGCATCCTTGACTCAGTCCCCGCTAACGATTATTAACAAGTACACCGACGAAACAGCGTTCCGTTATAGTGGCGCTGACACCGGAGGTGTCAATACTGGCGCCACTGGTGCAGATCCAGCGGAATTTCACATTCCGTGGTCGTGGGGTGCAATCATGATCGCTGTCGAATCTGTGAATTCGACGGCGCCATTGTCATTGGAAATGGTAATGCATCATGAATGTATTCCGAAGAATACCGGTGTTGTGCAGGGTAGTGCTGCGGCTGTGAATACCCCAAGTATTCTCACCGCTGCCGCGCACGTTAGTGCTAACCTGGACGCAACACACACTGAAGACCAACAGGACAGTTATATCTCCCAAGCGATCAACTTAGCCGCTCAAGGTGCGTCTGATGTCTTGGGTGGCGTTTCCGAAAGCGTCGGAAACGTTGTTCGTAATGTTGCCTATAATGCCGGAGCCAGTGCCACTCAGGCCGCATTGAGTGTACTCGGTCGCGGCATAGGCGGCGTTAACAACAACCCAAACCGCTTAGCAATCATGGGATAGGTCAGTAACATGTGTTGTGTTAGGTAGGCTCTAGTGATGTTGACATGGAATTCGGTGATTCGACATTTCTTACAGATTTGAACACCGATGAAGTCATGCCTGAAGTTTTGACTGGCCAACGTCGTAAGCGTCCGAGCACTGAAGACTTTATGAAGATAAAGCGTATCAGTGTCCCGACAACTCTAGACGCTTGGCCTGCTTTGCCTCCGTCACCTGTTGCTCCCGCATTGGACAATTGGCCTGCGTTGCCACCGAGCCCGCCTCGGAGCAACAACAAAGCAGCCAAAGCCATTGAGAGTGAGAACATGGTCAACGCGAGAGCGAAAGCACATCGTCAAAAAACAGGAAAGGTTCACATTCGAGATGAATTGTAGTTAGATGTAAAAAATGTATTTTATTCCTCATCGGAGACTGTCTCGTTAGTAGTTAAGTCAATGACGTCGACTTCCCCGACCACTGCGTTAGTGATCGCCGTAGTGCACGCAGCACGGTCTCGAGGATTGACCAGCATGGTCATCGCCATCGCGGCATCGAAGAGACGCGTTGATTCTTCGATGCGCTCGTGCAACGAGTCTTGAAGTTCGGCGATGTAATCCGCCTGGCGTCTGTTGTTGACGTACAACCGAGCTGCTCGCTGTTCGAGACTGGCGACCAACTCCTGAGTACGCTTGCGTTCTTCGAGGTGGCGATGGAACTGCTCAGTGTAGTAGTGCAGCATGCAATGATTGAGTTCGTCCGAACGCTTGCGCTTCTTGGATTCGTTGTCATCGTGGAGCCGTGTCCAGAGATCTGGATTGTTTTCGAGGTACACTTCGAGGCTTCGAACGTTACGCTCGGTGGAGTTCTTGTCCCACTTGTCGTTGACCCACGCCATGGTGCTTGTTGTGCTTGGTTGCTGGGAAATTGGATAATGAGGGGCTGGCAAGATGCGGTCGGTATGAAGTACTGGAGTACGAGGTGCGGGAGAGAGTACGTAGGGACCCCCCAGTGGAATATCGAAGAATGGAACGGGAGGGCGTACTCGAGCCCGCAATGAGTCGCGACTGTACTGGAATTACTCGACCGCACGCGCCAGACACTCATTATCCAATTTAACCAGCAACCAACCACAACAAACAACGGCGTGGACAACACAATGGACATGAATGAACCGACCGTAATGGAGAACGAGAATGTATTCAAAACAACCAGACTGGATAGGCTCACATGCAACATCCATGAATGCAACGTCGGCGCTTAACATTGGTGCTCACACACACTACAGGTCATCGAACACCCCGAGACCCAACGTACCAGTGAGGTCTGGCAGATCATCGAACAT